ATCAGCCGGAGCAGCACCAATGATAAAACGAAATGTTACACCAGCTGATGTAGCAACCGTAGGCAGCGTTGTCACGAACTCTGTTGCATGATTCAACACATATACTGTGCCTGATTCAGTAATCTCGATCTCATTCGTAGCGGCTACAACCTCAACAGGTGTTACCAACGCTGATGCGATTGTGGTTACTCCTGTAATCGTAGCTCCACCAGAGATAGTAACGACTTCCGTATTGGTGATAGTGACCTTGCCGGTTGCCGTCAGGATAATATCATCTTCTGCGTCCAAGGTGATATCTCCATTAGTGGAATGGTCGGCAGTGAGTATAATCCCGCCGCTGGTCGTCTCGATGTTGATTGCATTGCCAGCAACCGCACCTTGTGCATCAAGCTTAAACTGGTCAGCGACGGCCTCAGTAGTTACGAACGTGATAGACGTATCCGTTGTAACCGCAAAATCTTCGCCTGCCGCCCCACCGGCAATGTCAAAGTCCATACCACCGGCAGAATCGACATTAAAAGAATCCGACTCGCTCTCAGTAGTAGTGAAAACTATGCTCTTGGCGAAATCGGCATCTAAACCGCCACCAGCGGAAACGAGGACGATAGCATCGTCAGCAGCTTCCGCACCGTCGATAATCACTGATTTATCAGTTGCGTCAACAGTAATATCACCAGCTGCAGACTGCAGCCCAATGGTCCCTGCAGTTACATCGAGCATATACGAATCGTCAGCCGTTACGGTAATTCCGGCCGTTGTTTCAAGTGCTATTGTTCCACCTGTATCACTTCCGATAGTGGTATTAGCTGTTGACGTTCCTGTGTTAATGCCAACATTGAAACTGGAGTTGTGGTTTATCAGCACGGCCCCGCCGTCCCATGTAAGAGAGGGGTCGCCTGCGTCAAGTTTCAATCCCAATGAAGCTCCAACATAAACATTAAAATCGGAGTTCAGCGATGTACCGGATACGCCAATAACGAAATCGGTGTTATCTGATCCAGGCGTGAAAGTCATTACGCCCGCAGCGATGCTTTGCGTAAAGGCGGGGCTGGTTCCCCATGTTGCTGAAGCACCATCGGCATACGTAGTTGAACTAATGGCGGTGATGTAGGAGGGAAAAATAAGTCTACCCTCCGAACTTGATCGTGCCCTGTGGTTAGCGTTTGTAGCGATATTTGTGCCATCAGTGATGCTGAAATTGTATCCATCGGGGCCATACCAGGATATCAAACCATCTACCAAAGTCGTATTGGTCGAGTCGGTAAGCATTGGGATCGTAATGACGTTCTGTTCGCCACGGTCCATATAAATTACCGCATTAGTTGTGGAGTCTGGTGCATAGATGTGGACCGATGTAATTGTCGTAACTTTTGCCCCAGTCTCATCGACAATCTGAACCTCATGGTAAGGCTGAACTGCCCATACTGTACTTGACAGCAGGGCGATCAACAAAATGTAAGTCAGTTTTCTAAACATATTTACACCGCCTTTCTATCAAGCATCAACAACAACCGTCGTATCCAGACAATAAATGGCTTCGTCTGAAGTCGGAGTGCTTGTTCCGTGTGCGTTAAAGTTCGTTCGTTTCACTCCGTAGAGCATATCAACCTTGATTTTGGGTTTGTTGTTGTCTACGAAGTCCTCTGACCAACCAGGCTTCTGCGCCCAACCGAAGACCATAGCCTGAGCACCCATGAATAGTGCCCTGTCTACCGTTCGGCCGCTTGCACAAGCGTCGGTGGTTGCTGTTCTGGCCCCGTTTAGCAGGAATCCTTCGGCAAGCGTAGTCCCACCTGCCCCTGTCCTTGAGCCGATGCGGTCATACTCAAATACCAACATTCCATCCCAGTAGAACTCGGCACCCGCAAATATGGGATTCAAATTCCCCCGGATTTGGGCCGCTGATACCATTGCGCGAAATCCGTTCGTACCCGTTTCGGCCTTAACAGCTTTAATCTGAAGTGGTGAAGCCAAAACTATCATAATCTTGGCTAAGACAGGACCAAGAAACTTACCCGACCTTATATCATCGGGATTGGCCCCGGACAGATTGCGAATAATCACCGGCCGGAATTTTGGAGTCGCGGCGATTGCTCTGCGTTTGATTGACTCCATGATTACCGTGCCAAAAAGATGATTAGCCAGTGTTGCGTCAGCAGTCAATAAAGAATCGCCATCAACAGTAATGTCAGCGGCGGTTCCAAAAGATACCCCGCTGTTACCAAGTGTCCCACCTGCATTCTGACCGCCGTAGTAAATGCGGTCTTTAGTCGGATAGGATTCATTGATTGTCTGGATAGCCGCCCCGGATGAGTTTTCGTTGTAACCGCCGTAAGCTGCTATAGCGATATCATCCTCAAGGGCTTCGGCAAGCCATTCGCCCAAATCTTCTTTTCCGTCTTCGCGGATGTCTGTGGCCGTAAGCTGTTCACTTAACTTGCCGGCCGATACGTAGGAATGGGCCCTCTCGTGGATAAGAAGCGACATATTCCTGCGCTTGAGTTTCTCTTCGTTTCCGGTCGTATTCCCGTCATCGCCCTGGCCTGTGCCACTCATGGGATTACGGGATTCGACCACGATTGTACCGCCCTTTTTTGTGAGAAGGTCGGTATTGACGTGAATCAGACTATTTTTATCTTTTCCCATCATTTGGGTAAAGAACATATTCTGCAGGCCGTAAACGAAAACGGCCAGAGACCATGTAGTCTGAGCACGTGGGTCAGCAAATGCAAAACTCGTTGCTGGCATTTTATGCTCCTTTAGTCAGGAGCAAATCGTCTACAGATCAATAGCAGCCGCGGTAGCTGGATCAGTATTTAGACTGTCCAGTATCTCGGTCTGTGTAGGTACTTTTTCTTTCTCTGCTTCCGATTCACTCGGTTTTTCTTCGGGAGCAGTTTCAGTCTCGGATTCAGGTTTAGCGTTTTTCGCTATGATTTCTTGAGATTTAGCGTACAGGTTCTCGCCGAAATTCTCGATTTCATCTTCTGCGTCAGCAATTTGGCCCCTGGTCATTAGAGCAAGGCCTTCATTGATAACTGTCTGGAAGTCATCGTGTTTAACTTTTGACAATGCAGCCGACGCCCTTTGCTTTGTAGTTACGGCCTGTTGGGCGTTGGCTGTGGCCGCCTGTTCATTGACGGCCTTAGCGTAGGCTTCCTGTGCGAGAATTATCTTTGGCGATACTGTCATATCAGCCTCGTCAATTCCTTCGGCCACCTGTCGCTCAATCTCTAATTGAAGCGGCCCTTTTTCTGGCGTTTGTGTCTGAGCGGTCCGGCTCGTTGCTTCTAACTGGCCTCTCAAATTAGCTGCTTCCAACTCGGCTGACTGAGCTCTCTTGCGTAAAGCTGTGTGCTCATGCAATGGAACTTTAGGTTCCGTCTCACTCGCCGAGCCAGCAGTAGCTTCCAGGGCTTCTTCGGCCACAGACTTCTCGGCTTCCTGTTCCTTGACTTCACTACTCTGTTTTTCTTCTTCGGACATAACGAACTCCTTTTTCCCGGCTGAGTGAGCCGTACAAGTCCTGCTTCCTGCAGTAGGGGCGATTTTATCCGAAACCGCCAAAAACGTCTCTGCTACGTACAGAGTCTTACAAATTCCCTTGTAATATGGTACGAGTCTGGCTTTTCCACTGTGCCATTCAGCTAAGTCATCGCTTTCTTTGTATCTGCGATTTCCTGTTTCAAGATTGCTCGGGCCGCTTCAAAGAGTGGTTTGTCCTCCTTGATTTCCCGGATCTCTCTCTGGATTTCAGCGAACCTTTTCATAGTGAAGGCCGCGTTATCCGCCATCATCCGTTTTTCTTCGCTGTTTTTGACGAGAGAGAATTTCTTCCTCTTGGGTATCCCGGGCGCTGTCTCTGGATGAGCCATTACTTGACGTCCCTTCTCTTGATTAGCCTGGCGTATCGCTGTATTTCAGCAGGCGACGGCTGTGCGATCTTGCACCCCTCGTTCATCTTGGGTGCTATCTCGGCGATGAACGCCTTCTCTTCACTGGTTAGGGGGGTCTTTGCCAGCTTTTCCTCTTCGGTTTTCGCTTTGGCCGCTATTTTTTCGTTGGCCTTGTCTACTTTGGCTTTGCGGGCTTTGTCGACCTTATCTTCGATTTCCTTCTTTCCGGGCATAATTATTTCCTTAACTGATTTTTGAGATTATTTTCTTGTCTTCGGGCTTCCATATTCTCTCGGGCAAATCAACTTCCGGTGCCCGAATTGTTATTAACTTACTGTCGGGGTCGTATGACATTAGAGTCTTGTTGTGCTTTTTGAGTTTACCGAAATTCTCCAATTTTTTCAGAGATACTGTCAATGTCCCACCTGTCTTGTGCAAAAGTAAAATCAAAAAAGCCTCTACCCATTCGGGCCTGGCGATTGGTTGACCAGCCACTTTTGAGTGTTCTTTCTTTCCTAACTTGCCTCGGCGTCTGTCTTTTATAGACTGTATCATTTCTTCTTCTCCGATTTCCGGGCCTCTTCGAGAGCTATCGCTACTGCCTGGCGGTGCGGCCTGCCCGACCGTTGTAGCTCTTTGATGTTGGCCGAGATAACTTCCTGCGATGTTCCTTTACGCAACGGCATACTTTGCCTCTTTCTTATTTATTACACCTTTGTGATTTAATCTTTGCAGTTTAATTCTTAATTTATTCGTCTTTATAATATTTGATGGGTGCCTTGTTACCCCAGATTCATAATAATCAATGACTAATTTTGCTTGTTTGGATTTAATTTTCAAATATGGGTATATTTCTATAAGCAATTTTAACAATTTCCTTGAAGACAATTCCCATATATATCTTATTTTGGCATTTGGTATATAGCTTTTTGACTCCGCCCATACATAACCACCAAATGTATCTTTTATCCAAAGGATTATTTGTTCATTAGTATTAGTTATATGTAATCTTGGGGCATTATTAACTCTTATACAACCCTCTCCATCAATAAACCCGGCAAAATAAATGTAATCTTCTTTAAGTGGCATCCGGATCTCCTGTTTGTGCGACTTTATTACCTTTTTCGGCGAGATACTTCAAGACATTGCCAACTATTTCGCTTACAGACAAAGGGCTTTGGCCATAACCCATTTCCTTGTAATCCTCTTTCTTCTCATCAACTAAGGCTAAGATATTGTATATACAAACTGATATATAATTCATATCACATTGCGGCATTAAGCTACCATCCTTTCGCCTAAATTCAAAACTCTAACCCACTGCATACTGTGACTGTGACACTTGGGACATCTTCCATATTCTTTTCTGTCATCATAAGAGCAAACAAAGCACTCATAATACCATACCACCTTCATCCGGTTAATTTGGCGTTTTGTTCTCTTTGGGTCCATTCGGGTCTTCCAGTTTCCTTACTCTGTCATATAAATCGATGTCTTTTTCGCCCATGATTTTATGCTGCTTGGCGTTCAAGGCTATAAACTCGGAGATGAGCTTGGCCTGCTTGTTTATCGTTTGGGTCTGGACGAAACAGAGCCTCGATAGATTATCGTTGCCAAAATATTTTATGTGATTTGGGTCGGGATCGCCTTGGCCCCAGACTTTGGCTGTGTTCTGTTCTTGGCAACCTGCAAAAACTAAGCAAAATCCAATGATTATAAAGAATCCAACGGTTCCAAAAATAAAGCTAATTATTAAATTTTGAACTTCTTTCTTCATTTCTTCTCCTATTCGTATTCGTCTTTGTAAGGCTTTTTGTTGCCGGGGCTATAATCAGGACACGCCGAATAATTGCACATAAGTTTATTTGGTTTGTGGCAATAGCATACATGGGTAAATTTTGGAGGAGTTGGTTTGAGACAATCAGCAATTTCATGATTCAAATCTACAGTAAATTCTGCCCATTCTCCACACTCTTTCGGCTCAGCACTTGGCGTCATAACTCCACAAGCAACAGGGGGGGAACTGCTTGATTCTGCTGCCTTGCTCGGCGCAAAAGCCGCAAAGATACCTGCTGCAAGGCCAGTAACTTTCTGTATAAAACTTCGTCTATTCATTTTTGTCCTTAAGATATTTCATAAATGCCCTGCCTATTTTCTTTGTGCCTTCAACTACATCTTGGTAGCCTTCAAGAACAAACAAATCGCCATGTCTTTCATTCCAGATTCTGGGCGAACCCATAGTTGACAAACTGGCTACATCTTCCCCAAAAGCCCATTTGTAACACTCATCAAATTTATCCTTTGGCACAATGCCAATTAGGTAATCTTGTCCACGCATTTTTCTCCCAGCATAAAAAGGGTACACATCTTTATTGCTGTAACCTAAAAACATTCTTGATATCATAGGCCCAACTGCCATTATTCCAGCTATCATTTTTTCTCCTTTATTTCTCACAATGTTCATTCTCCGGCAGACTGCAATGTTGACCGGCCACTTTTACTTTGCCTGTGAATTTACTGCATCCCTGACACTCACCAAAAGCCAGTGAATATCCTTTGCCAAATTTTATGCGGTTTATGCCCATGCCTTCGAATTTCTTTTCCTGGCCTGGGGCCCAGCCGAATCCACTCTCTTCAAAAGTGTTCTCGGTTTTTGTTGGGCTGAAATTACGGGATTTGATTAGCACTACGCGCTCCTTGCTCTTGATACAGCGTCTATTTTCCTCCGGCGTCCGAGTTTTAACTGTTCTTTGTTTGGAACATCGGTGGCCTCGATTAAATCTTCACCGTCAAGTCCTACGTCTGCGGATTCCAATAACAACTTCTGCAGGTCAAATATCTCAATTGCTTTAATAGCTCTCATTGTCTCGGCCATCGGCGAAGTCGTTACTTTCGTATTATACTGGCCCGATTTCATATTGTGTATAAGTTTAAGGAGTATTTCTTCGGCGATTGGTATGGCCGCCTGTTCGACCTGCCCTACGAATTGTTCGAATAACGACATTTCTTTCTGGAACGCATCTAACATCTGGGCCTGTTGTTCGGGCTCGGCTTGGCTCATTCTTATTGGATTCGGCGGCTGTGGCTGTTGAGGTATCGCCTTGCCCTGCTGTTGTATCTGGTTGAGGACGAGTCCTTTTGCCTGGTCTAAAATCTCATCATCGAGCAAATCGTCTTTATCAACAACTTCCCTTATCTCATCTTCGCTGAAAATATCGTTCTTTCGGATGACATCTACTATCAAATCCCCCAGAATCGCTAATGTGTAATTCCAGTTGAGATTCAGCGACATCGTGCCCTGTGTTTCTTTTTGCCTGTCGAGGAATTTTGCTCGGCCGGACAAAGCCTTCGGGTCCTTCTCGGGTAATGAAACTATGCCTGTAATCCGGTTGGCGTTGATCATGGCCTGTTGGGTGAAGATTTCCATAGTGGGGAATTTTGGTGGATCAATAAATTCAATGGAACCACCTACCTTGCTCTTGTCAAAAACGGCCCCATGAGTCCCCAATTTCTCTTTGACTTCATCAGCAGCATCGCCAGATTCGTCACTGCCTATTATAACGCCGGTATTAGCTATTTGCTTTACCAAGTTCAATGCCATTGAATGAGTCCAGTTGATTTCCTCCTGTACCCCGATGAGCTTTTCTCCGATCCCTGATTTATAGCCATTCACCCATTTCGGCCAGAAGAAAACTACTGGGAACATCTGAACGCCGTTAAGTTCATCCTCTCTATCTTCGAGGAAAGTGTCGCCTACCCTTATGGTGTGGTGCATGACGTAACATACAACTTCCTCGATTTCAAAGATTTCGGGGTTTGCTTTTGTTGCTTCTTTCGCCACCTTGATTTCGCTATTTTTGTGCAGGAACTTTGAATCTATCTCTGATTCCCGTTTGTCGTACCAATGCACGCAATTCTTTGGCTCTCTCCACCAGGTATGAGATTTAAGATAACGACTTTTGCTCATTACTTCTACATCTGCCCGTTCCCTTGTGCCGAATGTTCCGGTTTCCTTTTCGCTTCTACGGCCGGTCATCCAGTCGATAATACCTATCACGTTGCCCGCAATAGCACCAAAGAATGATTGATTGCCTCTGCCTTCGAGTTCAGTCTTTTTCTTGGGATATTCGACGTGAATCAATTCCTTGTCGATCCATTCCTCGTAGATTACATACTTGG